TGTCGGAATATAACCCCATTTCTTTCATTTCGGCAAGCACGGGCGTATTGTCGGCAACGTGCATATAGCTTGCCAGTTCCGGCCTCATCATGGCGTTGGCGTCGGCATATCGCTGATGAATTTTAAGATACTGATATCCAGCAAGGCTTCCTTGCAATTCAAGTTCTTTATTCATTTTCAGCGTGTAGCGTGCAATCTCCGCATTAGTGCCTAAAAATGGGTAAACCGGATGATTGCGTATTTCCTCTGGCATACTGAGATAGTAGGGTGGTGGCAAAAGAGAAACTAGCCAAAATTCCACGCCCGGTATTTCGCTTTGCCGCAGCGCTTCGATGTATCGGCCTACGAGGTCTTTAATCAATTCGTCTTCGTCTTCTCCTCGTTCAATCTGATTATGAATGTCGCACCGAACGTCGATGCAGCCGTAAAAATAAAATGCCTTGTCGCCGGGCTTGATGCCTTTCTTCTGAAGATCGAGAATTGTGATTTCGTCCGCAATATCGCTCATGCGAGTACTGCCCGTTGTGCGCTGAACGAATCGGGGCAAGTGAAACGTGCAATAAAGGCAATGCGAGTCACCTATGGCGTAATACATAGCCATTCCCCTATGCTTTTCCACAAGTTTTGCTTTGCCCGATCGCTATAGTGAGCCCAATACCCATCAGACTCGGCTAGTTCCGGCTCAATTGTAAACTGTTTCCATCCATGAAAAAATCTGTCCGCCTCGGATTGGACCGAATCAATGCGACATTTCCACTCCGGGCTACTGAGGTGGTTGGTTGGATAGTGGACAATACCACGATAAGTGACTTCGCTCGTGATGTCGCGTAGCCTGCCCCACAAGCCGAGCATTGCCTGCATCGACAAGCTGGCCCCAGTGCTGGCAACAACGCCATCGTGGATCGGATAGACCGATAGGTCTGGGCATCGAGCAGATGGAGTCAGATACACGGCGTCGGTAACCGGCGTCAGAAGAATACCATCAAGTGTGCCAACGTGAACGGGTTCATATTCCCCGTAATGTTCGGACAGTTCTGGCCTGCATGCTCTAATTTTTTCTAACTCGCTCCGCTCTATGGCGAGGGATTCTCCGCCCAGTAATCGCAACGCGCCCTCAGTGGACATTCCTCGAGTGCTGGTTGCCCCGTTGGGCTGGAATGGCGTCAAAAATGGTGCCCCTTCCATAATACAACCGGCAAAGCTAACTATTTTCATATATTCCTCTTGCTATTCGGACGTACACCCGCCATAATACGAGAAGCCGGGCTGGAACCCGGCTTCCCTAAACCTGACCCGCTTACAAGGAGCAAGGCCATGTCTGACGCGGATTCTACCACAATCGTTGAATCGTTCAAGCTCATTCCGTTGACCCAGGGACAGTTTGCCATTGTCGATCCTGAAGATTTCGATGAGTTATCAAAGTTTCGGTGGCATATAACAAAAGGGCATACTACTTTTTACGCCCGCAGAAACATTTACTTTAATGGGAAATACTCCGTAATCTCCATGCACCGTCTAATTCTCGGATTGACTGATCCTCGTATTCAGGTGGATCACCGCAATCGCAATGGTATCGATAATCGAAGATTCAACTTGCGTTCATGTGACCAGTGCGAAAATCAAGGAAACTCTAAGTCGCGTCATGGTGCGTCGCAATTCAAGGGAGTGTCGTGGCACAAGCAAAGATGTCGATGGCAGGCGGCGATTACGGCCCACCACAAAAGGCACTATCTCGGATTGTTTGACAATGAACTCGATGCAGCCAAAGCCTACAATGCAGCCTCTGTTAGGTACTTCGGTGAGTTTGCTTGCATCAACCATGATGTATGGATGTTAATCCCGGATGCTTTTACTGAAGTAGTGGGTGTCGCCGCCAAAGTCGATCTGGTGAAGGAAGCCAAGCCTGTGTAATAGTTCGGCTATCTTGTCTCCGTTAAACGGTACTCGATAGCACTCGCACGTTTTCTGTGGCCAGATTTCGATCAGAAGATGCTCGACTGTCTCTAGGGTTTTCATAGCCCCTTGCAATACGGCCAGTTCGGAGTTTTCCACGTCGATCTTCATAAGCCGAACGTCGGGGATACTTAGGCTGTCAATCGTGACAACTTCAATCGCGTCACCCTGTCCCAATACCGATCCGCCTCTATTTGATGTCCCGGCTTCGTTCATCTTGCCAAGTCCGCAATGGTCCGATAAAGCTATGTTGTGTGCTTCGCAATTTTCAATGTCGTTGATTCCGATATTTCCAAGAAGCTTTCGGTAGATGTCGTCCTGCGGCTCGAAAGAGTAAACCGTTTCGGCTGGACAAAACAGAGCGGCAAAAACCGAGAATGTGCCCACGTAGGCCCCGGCGTCGATGTAGTTTCCGCGTACATTCAGCTTGCGGATATGCTCCAATACGGGCAGTTCGTACCAATGCTCTTGCAGCAAATAACCCTGGATGCAATCCTGCGGATCGCAATCGCAAAACGTCACTTGTTTTCCGGCATACTCAAGGTTGGCATTCAAGGCAAGTTCTCCTGAAAATAAGCGTCAATGCGACCAACAGCATTTTCGATGTCCGTGAATTGGTCTACTGGCGATGGCTGCGGAAGATTTTCTAGCAACGCCACAAACTCATTGCGGTTTGAAAAAGTCGATAGCTTTAGGTCAGAGACAATAGACGGGTTACAGAACGGTCGGCCATCATGCCGAGGCACTAAAACGCGAATACCTCGGGCGGCCATGTCGAGAATCGAATGCTCGTAGCTGCCCGGATGGGTGACAACGAACGTCTCGAAAGTCGCTGTCCTAGCTAGGTATTGCGGATAGCTCATTTCAGGTATAGATTCCACCCATGCCGGCGGTTCTTCGCATCCCCTGGAACGTCGAAGCTGCGCGACGGTCTTGTCTCTTAGTTCGTCAATCCATTCGTACATACGATCCGCCCAGTCTGTTCGCCGACCGTTTTCAATCCATCCATGATCTAGGAGGATACTCCCGACATACTTTGCAGGTGAATTACTGGCCTTGAGAATAGACATTAAAATAGGTAGCTGTATTTGCTCCACTTTTTGTAGCTCTGAATGCGGGAGATACGTAAACGCTCGATCAATCAGTGGGGACGGAAAGGCAATTTCCATGAACCCAGCTATTTTGTGCCGCGTCTGCACTCGTAGCTCATCAAGCCGACTGTATATCGGTTCATCAAAGCAGCCGTGAATCAAAGCGAAGTCCGCTTGTGGAACGGGCCTCTTGTCTGTGTAGACATCGCGGTATTCAAGCGTAACGTGCGGAAGTTTGGCAAACTCCGTCCACAGCCCATAGCCCATCATCTGAACGGACGAAAATATCCCGTCCGGCGAGTCAGGCTTGCGGAAGGAATATAAGGTTAGGGAATATGGCTTCATGTTTATCCCACCCAGTTTCCGAAACAAAGTTGACAGCATTCCGGCAGTGGTCTATCGCCCTCAAGGGCCGCCCGTAGTTTGTAATACTCGGCCTGATGCCACGGCAAGCGAATGGAGTTGACGCCACCAAACATTTTGCTTGGTGCCATCACGCGACGGCATGGAGAAACAAGACCGTCGGCGTCAACGGAGAGAGAAACATAAGGCGACTGACAGGCTCTTGGACACGGCGGAAACAATACCGTTGGCCACGTTGTGACTCGGCTGGCCTCCGGATGTTGCGTAAGCGCGGCAATAGTAAATGATTGCTCTATGCTAATGGACCGACTTAAAAAATCTAGCGGCTTATCGTTGGGCGAAGGCAGTAGCGTTAGAAAGTCAACGTTCGTAACGCCAAGGGATGCCGCCAATTCCAGAAAGTTTTTCATCTCACTGACGTTTTCTCGATACACAACCATCGACGCCTTGACCCGCAAGGGGAATATCTTGACCGCCTCCTTGATTCCCTTAATAACACGGTCCCATGTATCCGTGCCGTTACATCGCTTGTGGCTCTCGGCCGTCGCCGCGTTTAGGGAGATACTGACCGAATCTACCCGCCACGCATTTAGTACCTTAGCAAAGTCGGCCAATAGGACGCCATTGGTAATCACGCCCACATATAGACTCCGACGCTTTGCCTCTTGAATGATGTCGCCGAGATTGGAACACAGAAGCGGCTCCCCGAAGCCTGCAATACAGACCGATCTTATCGTTGGGCAGATTTCCAACGCTTTTACCAAGACCTCGACCTGCATGTCGGGTTTCTGTGGGACCGTTCCCGTTTGGCGCGGACACCACGAGCATTTCATGTTGCATTGGCTGGTAACGTGCAAACTTAGCTGGCTCGGCAATGCCGTTTCCATGTCTGCCTGAACGCGGTGGAAGTTGTGATTGACGATTCGCCAGTCCTTTTCTCGGCTGTACTTCTCCAAATCCGTTGTGAGGCCATCGGAATAGCCCAGGAAGGCATAGAGGTCTACTAGGTTGTTTCGGTCCTCTGCTATTCGCCGCCGAAGCTCGGGCAATAGCTGACGTTGCCAACCCGGTCGCCACTCGGGATATAATCTACCCTTCGCTGCTCTGTTGAAGTAAGTCGAATAAGCTGTTTCGGGTGTATAGTGGGCTCCATGCTCCCCGATGCAATGCAGCCCTTTTTGTGGCCCGAGATAGCACACGTCAACGGTATAGTCGTCCTTCTTTAGCCTGTCTGACTGATCCGTGTCACAACACGGCGTATCGTTTCGATACGGGTATTGCTTCACAATCGAATGTCGATAAATCTTCACCCCCGTAATCGCTTGCTGTAGGTGCTGATCCCATAACGAGTAGCAGATAATAGCCCTGTCTTGCGGGGCCTTGCTCATCGCGTCGTGAAGAATGCGAATGGCGTAAGGATAGAGAATCATATCCTCATCAACTTGGACGTAGTATGGCGTCTCGCAGCGGTCAATCATTTGCTGAAAAGCCGCCGACATTGGGGCGACGTGGTCGATTAGCTCGAACCGAAAACGGCTGTCCTGGTGGTCGAGAGCGTCGATACAGTGACGGTAGTTCTCTCGGTCGCCAACAGTTGATACGAAAACCGTCACTTCGTTGGTCAGGTCCATCGGTGGCTTGCTGCCTTTCACGTCCATTGTGAATCTCTCCTATAGGAAGCCACGATATCTCGGCCTTTTTGGGTAATGCGAAAATGCGTAAGCCAAGTTGCTGCAATAGTTGCTGCGTCTTCTACGGCCTCAATGAATCCGGGAGTCCACAAACAAGAAAAATCTTCTCGTGAAACACTTACTAGCGGTCCGCTTTGGCCCCGCCGTAAATATGTACCTATCGAAACGCTTCCGCCGTTACTGGAAGGATGGCATCCTTCAATGGTATCCCACAGCACGCTCCCCGATGCCACTTCCGAAAGTAACCGCATTTGCTGATTTGTCAACACAGCTATTCGCCCTCCAACACTGGTAAAAAAGCGTTGACCTTTTCGGACCACGCCCATTGGGCTAAATGCTTCTTTCCAACTGATAGCAGAAGCCATGTAGGGCCCAAACGACCGCTAGTAAAATGAAACTCGTCGATCCCGCGAGCAATATCCTCAGCCGTTCGGTCAATGATACATCCGCAGTGTTCATTGACGATAAGTTTTGGCACGATGCCTACGTTGGTTGACACAGCCGGTCGCCCGCAAGCCAAAGCCTCCAGCACCGGATTGGGAGTACCCTCAGATTCACTTGCACACACGTAGCAGCTAATCTTCGCGTAGAACTCCTTGGCCATCTGGTCTTGGCGAAGCTGACGGACCTGCTTGTCTTGAATCAGAAGGGGCACGCCGGCCATTTTACAGGCTTCTTCGATCAACCGCACGCCTTTTAGATCGCCCAGGCCAATGCTTTCGTAGACCCGATTGCCTGTCCACCCTACCGTGAATTCCTTGGGAAACGGCTGTGGCGTGAATCGCTCAAGGTCTACTCCGTCCTCGGTGACGTAAATGGGCAAGTTGACTGTACGCAGCCGAAAGTCCTCGGCAAGGATATCGTTGGCCACAAACAGACAATCTATCTGCGGGACAAGCCTAGCGAACTCATGCGGCATCGCTGGCACACTCCAGTGGTCGTACATGCCGACGCATAGTCGCTTGACGTGTAAGCGGTTCTTTTGAAGATTATTCAAGGCAGTCTTCCACCAAAATACCAGGGCAATGTCTGCCGTCATTCCTTCTTCTGGTATGGTCGTCACGATCTCGAACTCGTACCGATCCCCATACGCCTTGACAATCTGGTCGGCAATGTTATTAAAGCACCAGCCCGCCGTGTCGATGACAAGTAAAACCTTTTTCATAATTCTCCGGCTCCGTATTCTTCGACTCTGGCTCTCGGTTCGCCTGGTCGTCCCTCTTTTCCGCTGATCTCAATAGACACAGTTCCCGTAAAATTTTTGTCTGTCAGTCGATCATAAAGTGCATCAAGTCGCCTGTGCATCCAGAGACGCAAGGCAATGATTCGATCCGCAGTGTGAGACTTGCCGCCCGGCTCGCTCATATTTCCTCGTTCATCACGTACTTGGCCGACACTTGGCCATGCTTACGGCTATACCGCATAGGCTTACCGTCCTGAATGATTGTGATTTCTCGGTCGTCGCCATTCCAGAACGCTTCTATTTGTTCGTCGGAGGATGCCCTGTAGTAGCGTGCGAGAATCTGGTCGTAGATCGAGGCATACCGATTAGAATGCCCGGCGGGGCGTGAGCCTGACTGCTCACCAGGGAGATTGCTGGCTGCCCCACCGGGTCCGCCCGATGCTTCTAACGCTCTGTCAATGACTGTGTAGTAGTGCCGATTCTCCTTTAGGTGTTCTAGAGCTATCTTCTCCGCCTCGGTTCGGCTGACACCGTGTTCCCGCATTTCTTCCTCGATTCCCTTGGCAAGCTCGCCGAGGTCCACGGTCGAATACAAGCCTGAGTAGGCTTTGTCATCTCGCATGGAGAACTGTTGCGGACCTTCTATGCCAAGCTCGTCTTCCATGCCTTCCTGGGTGCCTAGTTCGCTACCTGTCGCGTTCTCGTCGCCTTGGGCCTGTTGTGGTTGTTCTCCCGGTTGGGGCTCACCTGGGGGCGTCATGCCCATTGCGGCGGCTTGCGACTTCTGTTCAATCCATTGTTGATAGAGTCTGTCTTGTTGTAGGGTAGCTGGGTTTTGAACAACCTCGTCCGTCTCTTCCGGCTTGCTGGCTCCGATCATTTTCAGCCAGTCGCTTGCCTTTGTCTTTACACCAACGTCAAAGGCCATCTTCCACGCCTGCAATTTGCTTTCAACGTCTTCGCTTTCAGTGTCCACCACAAATCGGACGGGAATGTCCATTAGATGGGGATAGTTAAGGGCCTTAAAAACGTCAATCAGATCGGTGGTAAGTGTTTCTCCAAGATTGATTGCGTCGTATCGAATGATCTGCAAGTAACTGCCAAGCTGAATCTGCGGCAAGTCGGACCCTAACCCTGCGGATTGCGGCTTGTTGGTCATCGTTTGGCCCAACACGTACCGCATGATTAGGTTTCCAAAATACTCATCAATGAGAGTCCGTAGTGCCTCAATCCCAGCGATATTTGGCTGTACCATCTCGATACCAAATGCCTGGGCATCTTCTCCGACTGGTCGCGGCATAAGAATGATGTTACGGGCGTTGCCGATTCGGTCCTGTGCGGCCTTCTCAACTAAAGCTTTTGCGTCCGGGTTTCCCCACGGGTAGTACCATATCTCGATGCCAGTGCTGGATCGTTCAAGGAACTCAATCATGTGGGCAAAGCATTCCTGCTTCAGATACCACGTCCAGTAAATACGGGATCGGATGCCCAAACCGTGAATCTTGCCGGCCGATTGCGGGTCTTCGTACTCGCCGTCTTCGACCATGTGCTTATGGATGGCCATCAGCTTGCGTTCCCAGGGTTCCAGGAAGTAGGCAAGCCCGTAGTCTGTTGCTTCAACCTTTCGCTTCCCGCTCACGTTCAGTCGGGTCGTTAACCCCTTGTCGCCGGCCGTGTAGCCTGCACCAACACGAATACCCACCTGATTTGGGTCGTATTCTCCTGTTCCATCGTCGTAGCGGAACACAACCTTATCGCCATGCACTGGCTTCCATCGATCCATTACCTGGTTTTGTCCCATATCGTTTGCCGGCGTCACACCCTTGCATGTCTTCCATGTCCATGCGAACTGGACGGCATTCTTCCCGTACCACACGGCGTCAAGCAGTACTTCCTTGAACTTCAGGAAGTTGGGTATCCGCTTCACCAGCTTCGTCAAGTCCTCGGCAAGCTGCTTCTGAATTGGATCGTCCTCATCGTCCACTTCTAAGTGCCAATTGAGTAGGGCACAGGCTCGGCGGCGCTGTTCGACCGGCTCCATGATAGTGAGGTCATTCCGCATGAAGCGGGCATTTTCCGCGCTCGCTTTCATGGCCTCGTCGTAGTAGCGGTAAACCCTACTTACCGATGATACAATGCCCTGAAACGTAACGACGTGGGGCAGTAGCCCCTCGCCGCCGTTGTAGGGCATGCCGGGGATGCTTTCGGAGGGTGCCTTCTCGCTACCAAAGCCGCGTAGCACGGATGCTGGGGCCTCGGTGGGGACGTCGCTTGTGGGGCGTATTTCATTCATGGTTTTGTTCCGTTTAGTGTTGTTCGCCCTTTAGTCAGCCTCAATGACTCTCAATCGCCACCCAAACAGCGTCCATTCATGGCCCCTGCTTTTGTCTGATAGCCGAAGCGGAAACAACCGCACACTAGAAAGACTCAGCCGCCACCCAAAAACACGAACACCGAAAAGCCCCCTATTAAACCACCACATTTTTTTGATTCGCTCCGCACTCTCCGCCATGCGTAGATCGTATTCGGCAGCAAACATTACGTCTCTCAGTCGCTGGCGCTCGGCATACGCTTGCCCTTCGGGTGTATTTCTGGGAGCAAGGCTGTCTACAGCATCGGATCGAAAGGCATAGAAGGCTGTCTTGGCACTATCAAATGCCTCAGTGGCTCTCGGTACGTCATCTCTCATCTTGGCCCCCGTGCTGGCATGACTCTTGTCGTTGGCAATGCCGATCTCGCAAACCGCCCTTCATGCGTCTTCACTTCCCGCTGAACGTACCATTCCTCAAGGCCCTTTCGCTTCAGCGGCTTGCCACGCTTGCCCATGATCTCTTTTGTTCGCTTGACAGTGGCTTTCCGGGGAACATAGCTGTCCGTGATCCCGACAAGCTCGTAATCTTTCTGGTGGCCAGATACGGTGCCTCGTATTCGCAAGGCATCCCATACCCAAACTCCCGGACCATCGCCATGCCCTTGGTTTCGTACTCGGTAAAGTGCAAGGAACTCCCCGGGCGAGACGCCAGAGTAGCGATAGAGTGAACCAGCCCCGCCTCGCGTGTTTTCTTTGTGCTGCTGCTGGAAGCGTACATAGAGATAACCGCGTTCGCTGTCGTAGCCGAACTCGTATACGTTAGTGCTGTTTGGACATTGTACCATCTCACCAGTGAGTAGAGGATGATCTGCTGGTACGCGGCGGTATTCTCTTTCCCCTTTCCGATATCCCATCTCCACGTCGATCGTAGAACGTCCTTCTTCGGGTTCGGGTGTTCTCTTAGGCGGACCACGATCTGAGACGATAGCAAAGCCGTAGTCTTGTAGCTTCTTCAACGCGGCCCGATACCCACGCTCAACGTCGGCAAGACTGCTACCCGGCCCTGGGATCACTTCACCGCCAAAAGATCGAATCAGGCCCATTGCCGTCTGTAGCTCGCTTTGCAGGCTCTTTGTCTTTGCGGGGTTAATGAGCGATTGAATCAGTTTACCGGCCGGGCCAAGGCTCCCCAAAAACTCGACAACCGCCCGAGTGCTGGCGCTTCCGCCTTGCGAATATCTTTGCAGCGTCCGACATAAACCTCCAAACTCGCTGCCCATCATTTGTTTCAGTACCGTGTTTGGCCTGGCACCTGCTCCAAATCGCTGAATGGCTCGCTGGACTGTCTTAGCTGGATCGGAGCCACGTCGGGCTTGTTCGACCTCGGCCAACAGCCGCCCCATATCGGTAGAGCGAAATTGACGCCGTGCCGACGCCTGAATCTGGCGGGATGCTTCCTGAAACAGCGGGGAGTTGATAAAGGCCATTATCGTATTGTCCAGTCGCGTATCATTACGTGCGGCCCGTTGTCGCGCTCAACAAAAACGACTTCTTTCGGTTCAGAATAGGTGATCTCTCCGCGATTCAGCGATATGACTACACCAACGTCTGGACCGTGTTTTTGTCGAATCGCCGCTAGACCCTCAATCAGATCGTCAATTTTCATATCGCCCTCTACTTTCTAAAAAAGCCTGCCGCCGCCGCTTCCATTGGTCGGTGGGTGTGACCGTTGCCGGAACGCTCAAGAAGTATGTCGGCGCGTCGGTATTCACTGTAGGAATCAGTTGAAGACGGTGTCTGTCCGTGGCCTCTCTCGGCGCTTGAAACAAGGTAGCGAGTGACATCACAGCAATCATCGCCCTTCTTTAGCGGTACGGGTCGAGGGGCGGCCGTTGTCCATACGCCATTTGGCCGAGTCTTTAGCCAGCGATACTTTCGATGTTCTTCAATGCAATGTTTGCATCGCCTATGAAAGTGCATCTTTGGCTTGCCAGTGGTTGGATTGACCTTCAACTTCGACCGAACAAGGTCAATTCCCTTCATCACGTCGTTGCTGGCCGAACTCGTGGGGATGCCCCAATAGTTAAATGCGTTCATCTCGCCGGGCCGACTCGGATCAGCGAAGCACTCCCCGTAGCTACTCCCCTTGACTGGCTTGGCTGATGTATTAAGTTCTTTGGCTCGCTGCTTAACCTTATCAATAAAATAGGACCGTGCTGGGTCTGGGTTCTTAAACCATTCTGGCTCGGGCCAGCCCCACGCTATTGATCGAGCCAGTACTTCGCCGGCATGGTCCTGGGTGATCGCGTCCTGTGAGTTGTTCCAATATTCGTCGTAGATGAGCCAGTCGCCTACAGCGTCGTAGCAGCCCCAGACCGTGACAAAGGGATGCTCGGCAGACGCCCCCCAATCCGTTGCTCGGAAGTGCGTCATGCCTGATCGGAATGCGGGGATATCGTCATCGGTAATGTGGATCGAAGGATTGAAGCTCTGATAAATCACGCCCTCAAACGTGGCGAGTGCACCAGTCTTGCGAGTAGCCATCATCTCGTCGGGTACAGCACCAAAGAAGGCGTCGTACCAATCAGCAGCAAGATTCTGTCGGTTCTTTTCGGTATTCATCCGATAGAAGCCCCAGCCAGCCGGAGGGGCATCCATGATACCCTCAAGGGAAATACATAACTCCGGCTCGATTGGCGTGAACTCCAAAAATTGACCACCAGGAAACAAGTATTCTCGACAACCACGCAGAACTTCCACGAAAATCCCCCACTCCACTTGTTCTGAGAACCAGAAACCACCTATGGACCGTGCCTGCATCGCCTTACGTCCCTGTTTGTAGCTCTTAAATTCGAGCATCCAATTGTTTCCGTTTGCCCATGGCATCAAGGGAACCATAAAAGGCCAGTTGAGGGTTGGCTTGTACCACACAATGCGTTCAAAATTGATTGCATAATTTGGCAGGAAACCGCCGTTCGGCCCAATACCGTTTAGCTTCTCTGCCCAGCACACACTGCACACCTGCGTATAATCTTCCGCAATGATCCAAAACGGCGTATCCTTGCGTGGCGGCGGCGTGTTTAGAAGAAACTCTGCACATTTCTTTGCACCCGCTGCCGTCTTGCCGGCCGCATTTCCGCCAAGCCCAAAGGAAACGAGGTCCCTCGCCTCAACGAATCCTTCCTGTTCATCAAAATCCTCGGGGCTGTTAGGTCTCGGCTTCCAATGCACCCAAGCTTGATCACGCTCAGCCAAGAGTTGCGTTAGGTCGTTGTCGGTGATTTCATTATGTGCCATCGTTTGCGGCGTCCTCACGCAACTCCTGAAGCGCCGTCCGCAGTCGCCCTAGTGTCTCTGGGCTGTACGTCTGCATAACCGACTGCTTGACCTCTTGCTTATCGGCCTGATTCAACCACTGCTTTCCCAACCAGATGGCCATCGTAGTATTCTTCCCCTCCACGGCCATATTAAACTGCACTTCTTGTAACCTCGTATTGCGCCGATTGAGACCCTTTTCTATGGAATCGCCAAATTGCCGCTTTAGAGTTGCTGCCGATAAGTCTACAAGCGACGCAGCGCCTTCAATCGTTTTCCCAATCGCAAGAGCATCTTCAATTACCTGGGGATCAACACTCTTGCCATCGAGGGGCTTCCGGCCCGGCTTACCTTTTTGCGGATTTTTCTCAGTCATTGGCGGGCTCCTTACCCAACTTCCGTAGTCTCAAACGCTTCCGGTTCCTTCTCCCATCTTGCAATGACCTTCCCTACCTTCTGGTGGGATATTTCATTGCCTTCACTGCTAACCGCTGCGGCAATCTCAGCCGGTGTCATAGTTCCCAGCTTGTGATACTCGATGATCTCTTGCTCAAGAGTCATGGGCTCGTCGCCTATAATTGAGCCTTCGGTCGGTGTTGGAGATTCCCTGCGTAAGACAGGCTTGTCAACGGCCCTCGATAGCACTACGGCAGGTTCATCTTCCGGCGTCGGGTCGTAAAGCCCTTGAGTCGCGTTGGCCGGCGCTAATTGCCACAGAGGCTGTGTCAATCCCTTCTCGTCACAATAGGCGGCAAGATCGGCTTCCTCGATCTTCTTCATGCGACATATTTGCTTACCAGATACACCGTCTCGAATGAGGTCTTCAATCGGCTCTGGTGCTACGTTGGCGATAAGTCGCAATTTACCTTCTCTCGCCCGCTGTATCCGCTCGACCGCCTCAGAAGCCTTGGCCTCATCGGAACGACGTCGGCGCTCGTGTGGCGGAATCCAACCACTCCCTGCGCCAGTATGCTTTCCTGGGGCTGCTCGCTCTTCCTGCAACTTCCATAGTTCGGGCACACCATCCGGCATTCCGGTGTCGGTGAATCCGTACATACGGCAGATTTGAGGGTCTGTTACCTTCTGGGCGGTCAGGTCGCCAATCGCTTCAAGATGCCGCCGAATGGGCTGTGTGGCAGCCTTACATGCCGCCTCCACGCTCTCTAGGGCTTTCCAGAAGGAGTTGTCGGGGATTGGGTTCTTCCCGCCCGACGATTCGTTTTTTCTGTTCCATGCTTCCCACTGTTCGCGCAGTGCATCCATGCGGGCATTCAGTGTACGCAAGTCGCCGGGAATGCTGCCGTCGCCGAAAACCAAGAGGGCGTCGTTAATCGCGTCCTCGAAGTTGCGGGTGATATACCGCACGTCTGAGTTGGCAGACCACGCATTCCAGACACCCAAGATGTGGTGTACAACCAGCAGAAGATGGTCTCTTCGTTCGTTCGTAGCCATGACGCCCTTGCTCCTTCGTTGCCTAGTAAAATAAAAAGGGGACCAACACGTTCACCGTGCGGCCCCCGAAGGCAGCGACTATTCGGGTAGTCTGGCAGGTAGCTACTCCCGCTTCTCACCCCCTGAACGCCAACACGATGAACGTGTTGGCCTACTTTTGTCATGCTGTTTTGTATCGCTCTCCTTTTAATATGTGCTGGATGGTGGTTTTCCCTACGCCAATTGGTCCCTAATTCTTCTTTTCGTTCTTGTTTGTGTGCTCTACGAAAACAAACCATATACCCCGGTGGCAGATGTGCCATTGGCTGCCTTGTACAGTGTGGCCACTTGGATCGGCAACACGCCAGCGGCAACGCTGAGCATCGTCTGCTTCGTTGTGGGGCGTGCAAGCGTGGTGATGGCAATATTGCCGGCCACCAGGACAAGCAACCCCCTACAATCGGTTGCAAAGCGTGCCACGCCTCCGGTACTAGCCACGGTGCCAACTGCCGCCGAGAGGGTCGCTGCGCCTTCCGCCACCGAGGCGATGTAGTAGGTGCCGACAGTAAAGTCCGTTCCACCTGTTACGACCACAATCTTCCCTATGTCGCCTGCCACAAACGTGTAGCTAGCACTCGTCGCTTTCGTGTTTAGGCTTCCGTCTATAACAAGGTCCGTAAACTTTCTGCCAGAAAAACCGCCGACCTGTAGGTCAACGCTCGCGGATTCTACTGGCAAGGGGATTGCATCTTTCCACGGATAATCGGTCGTAAACATAGTTGGTTTCCTTTAGGTTTCCTGACCAAAGAGATTTGGGAGGGCAAGCGGGGATACCGCATCTGCCATAATTGTAATTTCTTTCCACGGCCCGGTGCCTCGCCGCATTCGGTACGATGCCCCAACCGGCAGGTTAGCGAACGACACAAGACCGCTGGCTGCGCTGGTGCCTGTTCGTGCCAGCGTATCAAAACTACAACCAGTCCCCGCTACGCCGCGCAACTCAAGCGTGACCACCACTCCGCTTTCAACGACCCCGATGTTGTTGTAGCAATAGAGGTAGCCTGTCACAAGCCCCGGATTACTGGTTGGAATAGTAGTAGCCGTCAACGTGTAGGTATGCGCCACGTTCGCCGCAACAACCAGCGTTGTCGTCGTGAAGGAGAAGCCCGACTTCGTGATTGCCACAACCCACGTCGCATCGTCCAGAGAAAACACAATGACACCACTCGCGTTGGTACTGCTGACGTAGGTGTCGCTGCCGCTTGTCATTCGCACGGTCGCATTTTCGACTGGGTTTGTGCCATCAGTCACGGTAATAGTTACAGTTCTAGCTCCGGTTCCAAGCGTCACCCCAGGCAACCCCGTCAACCCTTCCCCAGCCGTCCCGAGAGCCGTAGCGGCTGCTAATGCAGAGGTGGCTGCACTCACGATTGCCGCGTTGTTCGGTGCGGTGTATCCGCTGGCAAGCAAAGCATCATTCGTCCCTCGCATTGCCGTTCCGAGTGGTTCTGTATCCCGAATCGCTTCCAGGCTGTCCGTATCCTCCTCAAAGCCCGTACCTGCTATCTTTACAAGCATTCCGGCAATCGTTGCCGTACCGCTGTCTAGAGCGACTGGCGTACCTATTGCCGATGCCGTAGCAGTTATTTCGCTCGCCCCCGGTATGCCAACCGTTGCAGTTCCTGTGCATGTCCCCTGTGGGGCATAGGTTCCGATGATTGAGGCATCAGTGCCGCCTGCAATGAATAGAAACCATGAATTAGTTGGCGGTGTGACAGAAGGTGCCGACGACGAGATGAACCACCACGCTCCAATCGGACTTTGCAAAAAGGACCATAAATAGTACATCCCCGATGATGTTTTGCGTGTGTAATACAGGTGCTCGTTGTAAACGCTGTAATACGTGTATATACCAGTCGCGTCCGGTGACAGTGAACCAGATACCTCAACAGCGGCGACTCCAGGCTTTAGACTTCGGGAACTCACCACGCCATCAGTTATCAACAACTCGCCCGTGTTAATTCCTTCTTTAATTGTGACCTTTGGGTAGCCTGCCGTATCGGGAGTAGGTAATGTTGTCCCTGCCCACTTCTTTACGTCGCCATCCGCCGTCTGATTCACGCATGCCC